CCGCGTTGCACGCGGCCTAGATTCACAGTAATGGCCCTGTAAAGCACCCTAGAATGCTCTAGGATCGATCCGAACCGCGGAAACGGTATCAGATACGGACGAAAACGCAATGCCACCTAGGCGAACCCCGACCCCCATACTCAAATTGCGCGGTTCCGAGTTGCTGGCCCAGCGCGCAGCTGAACCCGAGGGCAACACCGACGGAACCCCTACCCTGTTTAGCCAGGTAATGGCGTGCGAAATCGCCCGCCGCTACTTCGACCGGCTGGTGGATGACCTGCGCGGGTTGGGGCTCTATGCGTCGGAAGACTATGTGAGCCACAACCACTACGCCTTGGCTGCTGCGGAGTGGGAGAAAGCGCAGGCGCTGGTTGAGTCCGAGGGCATGACCATCGTGACCCCACAAGGGAAAATCCTAAATCCGGCGCTGAAGGTGCGTGACAATGCGCGCGCCGAGGTTGCGCGGCTGTGCCGCGAATTCGGACTATCCCCCGCCAGCCGGGTTGGCTTGCAGTCATCGAAGAAAAAGGGCAATGCCGCGAGCGCCATCGAAAGCATCCTCAAAGCGAAGACCGCCTAAAGCCGCGACCATCGCGGGTTTCAGCGCGGCCAAGACTGCGAGCAAGGGAGACTGGTTTGATGAGCGCGAATGGGAACGCATCCGCGCTTTCTTCGGCGCGCTGACGCATCAGAAAGGCACCTTTGCGGGCCAACCGTTCGCGCTGTTGCCCTGGCAGGAAGACTTCCTAGCCACCCTGCTGTGCTGGAAGCGCGCCGATGGGCGGCGCAGGTTCACCACCTGCTATGCGGAAATCCCTCGCAAGAATGGGAAGACCACGCTGATGAGCGCGGTTTGCCTGTGGATGCTGCTGTGTGATTCTGAACCGGGCGCAGAGGTTTATTGCTGCGCATCGAGCCGCGACCAAGCCGCGGTGTGCGGAGATAGCGCGCGGCAGATGATTCAGGCGAACGCGACGCTTGCGGGCTTGGTCGATGTGTTCCGGAATACGATCACCTACGGCAACAGCAAGCTAGAGATTCTGTCCAGCGATTCAGGAACGAAGCACGGCAAGAATCCGAGTTGCATCGTGTTCGATGAGTTGCACACCTACGACGCGAACGGGCGCGACCTGTACGACGCGATGGTGAGCGGCCAAGGTGCGCGCAGCCAACCGCTGAACCTGTCCATCACCACCGCGGGATCGGATCGAAACAGCCTGTGCTTCGAACTGCACCAGTATGCGGAGAAGGTGCGCGACGGGTTGGTGCAGGATTCCAAGTTTCTTCCTGTGCTGTTCGGCGCGCCGGTGGACGCGGATTGGACGAGCCCAAAGGTGTGGAAGCAGGCCAACCCGAGCCTGGGCGTGACCATCAGCGAAGAGTTCCTAGCGGCCGAGTGCGCGAAGGCGAAGGAACTACCCGCCTACCAAAACACCTTCCGCACCCTGTACCTGAACCAATGGGTGGAGAGCAAGCGCGCGTGGATCGGGTTCGACACTTGGGCCGCGTGCGCGTCGAAGGCAATCACCGAGAAAGCATTAGCCGGGCGCGAGTGCTGGGCCGGGCTTGACCTATCCACCACCACCGACCTCACGAGTCTTTCGCTGGTGTTCCCTTCGGATGATGGCTACATGGATGTGCTGTCCTACTCGTGGTGCCCGGAGGAAGGAATCAAGCGCCGCAGCCGGTTGGATCGCGCGCCATATCAAGTGTGGGCCGAACAAGGGTGGTTGCAACCCACGCCAGGCGCGGTGGTGGACTATGACCATGTGGCCGAGTTCATCCGGCAGTTGTGCAAGCGATTTGATGTGCGGCGGGTTGCATATGACCCGTGGGGCGCAACACAGTTGGCCACCGGGCTTGATCGTGACGGTGTGCCAATGGTGGAAGTGCGTCAAGGCTTCCGGTCACTTTCGGAACCGTCGAAGAAACTGGAAGCCTTGGTTCTATCCAAAAAACTGCGGCATCCCGACAATCCGCTGCTAAATTGGGCGGTGAGCAATACGGTCATTGACCAAGATGCAGCCGGGAACATCAAGGCCAGCAAAGAGGCGAGTACCGAACGCATCGATCCGGTGGCGGCGCTTATCAGCGCGCTAGCGGGTTGGATGTTTCAGGATGAGGAACACATGGGGCCGAGCGTCTACGAAACCAAGGGAATCGAATGGCTCTAAAGGACATTCTCCGCAGGTACCTGGGACCGCAACCGCCGCGCAGCGAGTACGAAGACAATACCCCCATCGGGCAGCCCGTTTCGGGCGCGGTGCAGTCCTATGTTTCTTCCTATTCGTTCACCGGCACGAACATCAACCCGCTCACCGCGATGGAATCGCCGAGCGTGTACGCGTGCGTCCGCCTGATCGCATCGAGCATTGCGAAGCTGGAGTGGCAGATTCTGCGCGAGACTCCGGATGGCAAAGTGGTTGAACCCAACCACCCGCTGGCAAACTTGCTGAATGTGGAGCCGAACGAAGACACCACCGCGCTGGTGTTCCGCGAAACACTACTGACCAATGCGCTACTGACCGGCAACGGATACGCGTATATCCAGCGCGATGCGTCCGGAATGCCGGTTTCGCTTGAACTGCTGCGCCCGGACATGGTGCAAATGATGCGCGATGGTGCGAACCAGCCCTATATTCAGGTTTATACGGGCAACTACACCGGGAAGGATGCCGAGAAAAAGGCACGCCGCTTCCGTCCCTACGATGTGTTCCACCTGTGCGGCGCATCGTTCGAAGGGTTGCTGGGCATTGCCCCGATCCACTTGATGCGCGAAACCATCGGGTTGGAACTGATTGTGCAGGAGTTCGTTACCAAGTACTGGGCCAACAATGCGGTGCCCTCGGGCACGCTCTCCCTGCCCGGCAAACTGTCCCCCGAGGCATCGCAGCGGCTGCGCGAAGCCTGGCAGAAGGCCCACAACGCGCGCAACGCGGGCCGCGTGGCGGTACTTGAAGATGGAATGAAGTACGAACCGATGGCATCCACGATGAAGGATGCCGATTTGGTGAACATCCGCGAGTTCTGCCGCCAACAGATCGCGGCGGCGTTTGGCGTGCCTGCGGCGCGCATCGGTTCCACCGAATCGCAGAGTTACAGCAGCGCCGAGAGCGGTGACGCGCACCTAGTCAAGCACACGCTTTCTAGTTGGGCCACGCGCCTTGAGCAAGAGGCCAGCCGGAAGTTGATTGTTCGCGGCGCGCCATACACCACCCGGATTTCGTTCGATTCGATGCTGCGCGCCGATATGGCCACGCGGTTCAGCGCCTACAACACGGCGATTTTGTCCGGGTTGATGAGCCCGAACGAATGCCGCGCGAAGGAAGGTCTACCAGCGGTTGCAGGCGGCGAATCCATCCGGCTTCCGCTGAACACCGCCGCGCCGGAGCCCGCGCCAGGCGGAGTTCCACCCGCCGAGCCTGTGGCCGCTCCGGCCGAGGAAGTGCCCGCGAGTGTTGACCTGTTGCCCGAGGAAGTGCCCGCAAGCGTCGATATTGATCCGGCCGAGGATGTAGCCGGAGACAATGCGAAGAAACTGATCGCCATTCGCGCCGCGGTGGACGCGGTGCGCCCCGCCATCGAAAACGCGTATGGCCGCCATCTGAACCGGGTTTCCGAATACCTGTTGAAGACGCGCACCCAGGCGAAGCTGGATAAGTGGGCACCGCCCATCGACTGCATCGCGGGTGACCTGCGCGACACCATCACCGGGCTTGGACGCATCATGGGCGATGAAGCGAAGGCATCCGATGTGCTGAACGCGGCGCTTCTGCGCCACGCTCGCCAGTTGCGCGGCGCTGTTGGGAAAATCGCGGCGCTGTCCGACACGGTTGATGGATGGAAGCCGCTTCCGAGCGTTGCCACCACCGAACTGCTGGAAATGCTAGAACACGAAATCTTGCAAACGCCACTCTTGGAGGAAAAGCCATGACCGAAACACGCGCTAGCGGCACCGTCAAACCTTCAACGGATTTGAAGATTCGTGGATATGCGGTGACATGGGAGCCATACACCATGGGCCCCGATTCGTGGGAACGCATCGACCGATCCGCATTCGATGCGGCGTTGGAATCCCCCGAGGATGTGGCGTTGCTGTGGAACCATGACACCAGCAAGCCGATGGCGCGCGTGCGCGCTGGAAACCTGCGAATCTTCACCGATGAAACCGGGCTTGGCTTTGAAGCCACCCTGCCCGACACGGCCGTGAGCCGTGACGCGGTATCCCTGATCCGTTCCGGCGTGGTGAGCCAATGCAGTTTCGGGTTCCATGTGCGCGGCGAACGGTACGAAAAGGCACCCGATGGGAAGCCGCTACGCGTCATCACCGACGCGAACTTGGTGGAAATCAGCGCGGTTACATTCCCCGCGAACCCTGCCACCAGCGTGGAGGCGCGCAACGCGCAGCCCGCGCCGCGCAAGCGTTACTACCTGCCACCGGAGATGTAATCGGTTGCAATCCACACGCGCGCCCTGATAATGGGCGCAACTGAATACGGCCGCGCGCGTCCTAGTGATGCGCCGCCACCTGTAACGGTTTCCGTTCCGCCCTCGTGGCGCAACTGACCACGCGATTTCTCACCGAATCCGCGA